GGGGACTTGTAAAATCACCCGTGAGTTTCTACTTACTGATCAGCGTTATCTATATGTGCCATGTCCACATTGCCAAACTAAACAGCGTTTAAAAATAGCAAATCTGCGTTATCAGGATGGTGACTTTAAAAACGCACATTTTGTCTGTGAGCACTGCTCAAAAGAGATCCACGAACATCATAAATTTGAGATGGTAAGCAAAGGTGAGTGGCGAGCAACGCGGGAGTTTAGCTGTTGCGATTTGTATCAAGAGCCGAGCAAGTGGGATGAAACTGGTACGGCTATTTGCTGTAAATGTAATAAACCCGGTGATACCAATGAACGTGGCAAAGTTGATGCAGGCTTTCATATTTGGTCAGCTTACAACGACAACCCTAATACCGCATTAGCCTCAATAGCTAAAGAGTATGACGTTGCCAAAAATGACCCACTTAAAATGCAGACATTCATGAACACCAAAGTGGGCGTTGAATATTCAGATACACAGCGAGCACACAAACTAAATAATTTTGATGCACTTTATGAACGCCGTGAACATTACGAACCATTTACAGTATTACCCAAAGAAACGCGCTGTTTACTTGCCAGTGTAGATACTCAGAAAAACCGCTTTGAATACCATATCTATGTCGTAGGTGAGCAACGTGAGTTTTGGGCTGTGGAATATGGCACCGTTTTAGGTGACCCTGAAGAGCTGCAAACGCAACAAGCATTAATCGATAAATTATCACAAACGTTTAGGCTGCATGATGGAAGAGAGTTGAGCGTCTATGCCGTGGTGATGGATTGCAACGGCCACGCATGGAAAGCAATGCTAGAGTTCTGCGCTCCTTATAACGGCTGGATATATGCCATTCGTGGTGATGCTCAGCTTCAAAACAAATTTAAACCAGAATTAACACTTAATTTTAAACATCACAACGAAGCGCTTTGTGATTTTCGTACTATCAATGTACATCAACTTAAAAACCAAGCCGCCGAGCGGTTAAACAATATTAAACCCGGTAAAAACTACCTGCATTTTCCTGTTGCTGATTGCTTTGGCATTAACTACTTTCAAATGCTCACCGCTGAAGAGCTTATCGGTAGCGGTAACAAGGTTAAATGGGCACTTAAAAAAGGGCAAAAACGTAACGAACCGTGGGATCTCTTTGGTTACCTACTTTGGTTATATGACTTTTTACGCCCCGAAATCAACTTTGCCAGCCCCAATGACCCGCTGGGTTTAACGGGGGATGACAATAACAATCAAGTATCTGATGATTATCAAGAGTATTCAGACAACTACGAAACATCCGAATATGAGGCATATTACTAATGCAAATTTACTCAACGCCTGAAAACTTAATCATTGTGCAAGATGCAATCACCCAGTTAGTGAAAGGCAAGCGCAAAGTTAGCGTGGAATACACCAACCCGACTGGGGATAAAACACGGATGCAATACACCGAGGTTAGCCTTGGCGAATTGCGATCATTAGCTAGTGAGATGATCAATGCGTTAAACCCAGTGCCACTGATGGAAGCTGTTGATGTGGAGATACTATTTTGAGTTATTCCAATGTTGCTAACTCTGCGCTGTTTTCAGATGCACAACTGCACGATAACGAAAAGAGCGAGCAAGCACTAAGAAAAGAGATAACTGCCAGTCACCACTTAATGCGTAACAACCCCCTGTTGCGTGTGGGGGCAAGTCGCTTTCGTGCGTCATGTATCGGTGGTGGAGCAAAGCCAGTATTTGATCCTCAATTATTTAGCACTGATTTTGTGCAGTCATTTAATGAGTGGTGTTTGTATTGTGACTTTGATGAAAATACCAATTTTGCAGGTATTCAGGCATTAGCCGTTATTACCATGTTGATTGATGGCAGTGCATTTATCATCAGACGCAGAACCCTTAACCATGTACCGCTACAAGCTCAAGTGGTCAGCCCATTATGTTTAGCATCAGAATTAGAGCGAGAGGGCAAAGGCAGTTATATCCGTGGCGGCATCCTTTACGCTAAAAATGGCAAAGTACAAAAATACGCATTTTACAAACTACCTCGTGATCACCCTGAATTTGATGAAGAAGCCGTTAACTGGTTGCCAGCAAATGACGTTATTCATCTGCGTGATGTGATCCATGCAGGACAGTCAAGCGCCCAACCGTGGGTAAGCGCTGGGGCTGATTTTGTTAAACAGTACAAAGACAACCAAACTGTTGAAATTAAATCACGCATGAAGCGCAGTGGTCAGCAAGTGTTTGCACTTAAAGAGGGCGGTGTTAATCAAAATGCCGGCTCACCAGGTGCCCCTAAACAAAAAGAAAAACTGATCATTAGCGCAGGTGGCGTGACTTTTTTAAGTGGTGTAAAAGAGATAAAAACAGCATCCCCAGCAGAAATAGCTGGGAACTATCAAGAGCATAATAACCAAGTGCTACGCATGGTGGCAGGGCTGTTTGGTATCACTTACGAAATGTTAACGGGTGATTTAACACAGGTTAACTATTCCAGTATCCGCGCAGGCATGATAAATCACCGCCGTTTTATTGGTCAACTGCGTGAGATCGTATTAAACCCTAATTTCAACCGTATGATCGGCTGGTTCATTGATGCCTATCACCTAACCAGTGGCAAACCATTAAATAATTATTTTGAAAACCCTTACCCCTATTTAGCACCAGTGTGGATATGGCCAGAGTGGGAAGAGATAGACCCGCTTAAAGCCGCTAAAGCCTTAGTGCTGGAAATGCAAAACGACATTACCTCACTCGAAGAGGTCTCGAATTCACGAGGTAAAACATTAGATCAGCAACTCGACAGCGTGCAACGCTCCAAACAAGCCAAAGAGAAAAGAGGATTAAACAGTGAGACATCTACTGACATTGATGACCAGCGCCCCGATGCTGATGACGATGGAAGCACATCAGACTAATTTACATCTGCTCAAGCAGTTTTACCTAAACCCCAACCTCTTTAATGGAGAGACAAAAACGAACCGCAAAGGTTCGTTTTGTCATTTAAGCGTGTTTGGCCCAACCAGCCACCGCTTTAATGGCTTAGATGCAAACTGTGAAAAAGTGCTTTGTTATCGAGACCTACGCAGTGATCTATTGGCACTGCGTAATGATGATTCTATTGAAAAAATCTTTATAGAATTTGACGGACCGGGTGGTGAAGCATCGGGCTGCTTTGATTTAGCTAACTTAATTAGCGACATAACCAAAGAGAAACCCATCATTGGCTTTATCAACGGCGCATCCTACTCCGCCAACTATGCCTTAGCGTGCGCCTGTAGTGAGCTCTATATCAGCCCTTATAGTAGTGCTGGTTCAATTGGTGCAATTTACGGTCGCCGTGAAATGATTGATGAACGTCAGCAAATTACCTACTTCAAAACAGGTGAAGCAAAAGCGGACGGGGCGGTATTAACCAAGCTTAGCGATGCAGAAGCTGGGCGACATCAAACGATGGTTGACCAATTAGGCCTTTCATTTTTTGAACTGGTCGCTAACAACCGAAATGTAAAAAGCTGTGATGTAAAAAACCTGCAAGCCAATCTATTTAGCGCAAAAGAGCTACTGAGCCATGGCTTAGTAGATGCAATTAAAACCGAAGAAGAGATACACACCATGATGACCAATGCTAGTCACACAAAAATAGTTAATGCGATAGCAGCGACACACGAAGCTGAAAAAACCGTATTAACCAGCAAAATTACCGCCCTGCAAACTGAGCTATCACAGCAAGTTGAAAGCCAGAGCGATTTAATCACCAAAGTAAATAACCTCGCAAAATCGGCAGGCGTACCAGAGATGGCTGGTCAACTGATTGATAAAGGGGTTGACGAAGAAACGGCGCGCGAAGCGATCAAAGCGGAAGCGGCCAAAAAAGATGAAGAGATTGCATTAACAAGCGGGTTAACCCCAATTGATGATGAGTCCTTTGATATGCAAAAACTAATAGAGGAAGCGTAATGAGCACATCAATTACAAAACCAGTTTCACTTGCCCTTATTGTGCTTTGGACACATGAGCGCGGTGAACTTTTTAATGAAACTCTGCCCGTAGCAGAAGAAGCGCCACTTTACAGCGTGGTAAACAGCGCCGGTCAGCCGATTGACATCACCGTGCAAGATTATGACGGCAGTGATGCCTACGCCATTAACATGGGTAACGGCACAGTTTATTACGCACATGCAGTATTTAACGATAAATACATCGTATGGCCTGATGGCATTGACGCTCCCACCAAAGCGCTGATTAAAAAACAGCTTAAAAAATCATTCCTATTTATTAAAGAGGTCGCTTAATCATGGCAAAACTCGCAGAAATTTTTGATCACGAAGCGTTCTCGCTTACTTCACTAACCACTGGCTTTAACGCATCAACCCACATTGATGCAGCAGTGCTGAACATGTTTGAAGTGGAAAACGTAGAAAACCGCACCGTAATGATTGTCAAATCAGGCAAACAGCTACAAGTGTTAATGCCCGGTGAAATTGGTCAAAACCCAAACATTGACGCGCATGATGCAGAAAGCGCTGTACCTGTATCACTGATTCGCTACCCGTTTGATACTAAAATCGTGGCAAGCGATCTAAACCGCATCAACTCGCTAATGGATAAGAAATTCAAAGCCACTGAACTGGCTACATTGGTTAAATCACAAATGGGTAAGCACAAAGCAAATCATCGCTACACGGCCGCCTTTACTGCTTATACCGCCCTTAAAGGTAAAGTCACCAATCGCAAAGGCACGGTATTGGTTGATCTGTTTAGCGTGTTGGGCGTGACTAAACGCATCATCGACTTGAAGCTGGGTACCGCTGGCACAGATGTGCCTGCGCTTATCAAAGGTCTGCGTAAAGAAACTGTAAAAAATGCCAAAGACCATGGACACTTAACCGTGACGGGGGTGACGTGTCGCATTGGCCAAGAGATGATTGAACGTATCTTAAACCATGAAAGCGTTAAAACATTCTACTCGACAGAAATTCATGCCAAGCGTGTGGTTAAATTTGCTGATGATCCAACACAAATTAATATTTGTGGTGTGACCTTCCTAACAGATGAAGCCGACGCAGTGGCCGAAAAAGGAGCATCTTACCCAACAGGTGTACGTGGTCTGTTTGGAATGTTACGTGCGCCAGCAGATGTGATCACCGCAAGCAGTGCCAGCAAACGTGAATGTCACATCACCACTAAACCGATGGATCATGATGAAGGGCTAGAAATTCGCTCACGCGCAATTTACCTGCCGATC